GATCGGCCACGCTGAGCGGCAGCGGCTGGACTGGTTCAGGCCTTGGCCCTTACACGCACTCGAGCGGCACGACCGCGCTTACCTCGTCCGGCTGCACGGCTCTAGTTGCCGGACAATCGTATCTCGTTACCTGGTCGATGACTGCGGGTGGCGGCGGGACGGTGACTCCTGGGTTTGGTGGCTTATCAGGCTCGGCCCAAACCGCGACGAACACTTACACCTACTACGCGACAGCCACATCGACGGCGGTGGTTGCTTTCACGCCTACCACGGGGTTTACCGGAACCGTAACGCTGGTTTCGGTGGTTGCACAAGGACCGGCGTTCACCTCCTGCGGAACCGCGGTGGTTGAGCAGGGTTCGAACGATTATGCGGGAAGGGTAACGACCGCGGCTTCGGGTTGTGTCATGACTTTCCAGACTGCATACACGAACGTTCCTGCGTGCGTGTTCACGCCGGGGAGTTTACCGACCGGGTATGCCTATGTCTCGGCGGCAAGCGCAAGCTCCGTCACGTTCACCGCGGCGGGCATGACGGCGTTCACGTACAGTTGCACCGGATTGAACGAGTAGCGGAGGTAACGATGGCAGTTCTTGACACCGCAGAGCGCAAGGAAATCCCGAGCAAAGAGTTCGGATTGCCGGGAAAGCGCAAGTACCCGATGCCGGACCGGGCACACGCTGCCAATGCGAAGGCGCGCGCCACACAGATGGTGAAGCGGGGCAAGTTGAGCGCCGCCAGCGCGGCAAAGATCAGAGCAAAAGCAAACCGCCTACTTGGCGAGAAATAAGGAGAAATCATGGCACGTTCAGCCACAGCAGGACAGCCCTCAATGCCTCGCGCGGGATGCTACGATTCAACCGCCGCGAAGGAAATCCGCGACGTCACTTGCAACGGCGATTTTGTCGTTCTCACCGGGACCGCTGACCCGATCACATTCCCCGGCAACGTTCAACTCAACGCCTCCAGCGCCGACGCTTCTACGCTGGCGACGCCGGTTTCAGGCAGTCAGCCGGCAGGGGACGATGGAAAAACCCTCTTTATCGTCGATCTTTCCGGCCAGGCCCACACCGTTACGACGGCATCGAACAAGATCATCAACTCCAAGAAAACCCTCACCTGGAACGGAACAGTGGGAAGCAACTGCATGCTGATGGCGATGGGCGGTGTCTGGGTTCCAATCGCGCTCGCAGGCGTAGCCGTCAGCTAAGGAGCCTTATGGCAGTCACAACTTTGCAGATTACGCAGTCCGGCTCGGCCAAGTCCGTCGCCGCGCTCGGCACCTACGCCCGCTGGGTGATCTTCCAGAACAATGCCGCGGCCGCAGCGCATGTGGGTGACGCGAACGTGTCAGCAAGTCGCGGGGTTCAGTTGGCCGCTGCTGGTGGATCGCTCACCCTTCAACCCATGCCGAACGCTGCGCATTACGATCTCGGCCAGTGGTCAACGATCGGCACGAACTCGCAGCTGCTCGACGTGATTTACGATTCGATGCTCTGACAATATGGAAATCTTTGAGCAGCAATTGCTTCACGAGCTCCGCGAACTCGTCCGCGCTTTGCGGGCGCTCGTCAAGGATTTCTCCCCGAAATTAGCAACACAAATCAGCTTTCAGGAGATGACAATGCTTCCAACCGCAGGCGGAAATACCCTCGTTTACACCGGGACGCTGGCCCCTCCAGGCTCGGTCCTTGCGCCGGATTTCGTTGCGACGGTCACCAGCAACGATCCGGCTGTTGTTCCAACCGTCGATTCGACCGGCCTGATCGTGTCTGTCCCGCTGCCGGCGGGATGGGTGGAGAACACGACCACGCCGCTTGCGATTCAGTACGCGACCATGAGTGCAAGCACGGGGCAGGCCCTGAGCGCGACGATTACGCCGAGCGCACCGTCGCCCGCGCTCGCAACCGGAATCTCGTTCGTGCAGACAACCTGATGCCTTGGACGAGAAAGCAAGTGAAACTGCTGCTCAGCAAGTATTCTCCCCTTTCTGGGCAGCAGCAGGACAAGATGAAGGCGGAATTGCATCAGAATCCGCAGATGGGTCACGCTCGCAAGGGCAGTGAGGAGCTTAAGAAATGAAGGAAGTTGAACATATCCACATCGAGCACGCCGACGGTAAGAAGGGCGAGTTTCACGGTGCCTCGGTTCATGTCCATCCCGCTCCTCATCGGCGCGAAGGGCGCCACGGCATCGTTGAGACGCCGATGGAGCCTGAGCACAGGATATTCGGGGAACACGAGGGACACGATATGCTCGCCCACATAGCCAATCACCTGAGCATTCCCGAGGTTGAAGAGGAAAAAGAGGGTGAAGGTGAGGGCAAGGGCGAAAAGCCTGAGGATGAGGCGGTCGAGGACGAGCAGTGAAGTCCGAATCGCGCAAATCGGCCATCCGCAGGGTGATGAGCCTGAAAAACCTGAGCCGCGATAAGGCTACTGCGCTCGTGGATCAAGCGTTACGTCAGATTCAGGCGCGAATCCGCAGGTCATTGGCGAAGAATGGCTGACGAGAACGACAGCAGCCCAGTTGACTTCATGGCAACGGCCCGCAACCGCTTTGCTGCGGCGGCCGAGGATGAGCGTGAACTGCGCCGGAAATTCATCGAGGACTTGAAACTAGCCTCGCCGGATGGCGACGATCAGTGGGACCCGCAGATCAAGCTACAGCGCGAAATGGCTGGGCGCCCCGCAATGGCGTTTCCGCGCTGCCACACCTTCGTCCAGCAGGTGGCGAATGAGGCACGGCAGAACAAGCCGCAGGTGAAGTTCGCGCCGCGTCTGGATTCCGACGAAGATACGGCAGAGGTCTACGAGGGGCTTGCGCGGTTCATCCAGTATGAGTCCAATGCCCAGATCGCTTACGAAACGGCCATCGAATACTCGGCCGGCGGATCGTTCGGCTATTATCGCTTCCTGACCGAATATTGCGACGAGGAAAGTGACGATCTTGAACTGAAGATCGTGCCGGTGATGGACCCGCTGACCGTCTACGGGATCATTGTTCCGACCTGTTTCAATCGCAAGCCGCGCTTTGCGTTCGTTGTGGAAGAAGTTCCCAAGGAAGAATACAAGGCACAGTACGGCGATACTGAGATGGCCTCGATCACCTGGGACGAGGCTGGACGCAGGGCTGAGGGATGGGTTGGAAATGACATGGTGCGCATTGCCGAGTACTGGTGGTGCGAGGAAGAGAAAGTCAAGGGCAAACGCAGGCCGAAGTGCACCGTAAAATTCTGCAAGATCAATGGCCTCGAAGTGCTGCCGGATAGCGAGACAGTCTGGCCTGGTTCCGAAATCCCGATTGTGCCCGTCCTCGGCAAGCAAATGATCATCGAAGGCAAGCCGCGGCTGGCCTCGGTCGTGCGTTCGCAGAAATCCGCGCAACAGCTGCTCAATTACTCGAAAACGCGCATTGCTGAGACACTTTCGATTGCGCCAATTTCGCCGTTCCTCGTTGCCGAAGGCCAGATTGACGGCTACGAGAAGGAATGGCAGGGCCTGAATCGCGAAATTAGGCCATTCCTGCGCTATAAGCCAGTCAGTCCGGCAGGTCAACCGCTCCCGCCTCCGCAGCGCCAAGTGCAGGAGTCACCGATTCAGGGACTATCAGCCTTCGTCGCGCAGGAAATCGACGATATGAAGGCAACCACGGGCATTTATGACGCCTCGATGGGTGCGCAATCGAACGAGACGAGCGGAAAAGCGATCCAGGCGCGCGCCGAGTCCTCGAATCTGACCACAATGCACTTCTTGGACAATCTGGAACGTTCCTTCAGGCAGGCAGGCGATATTATCGAGGAATTGATCCCGAAGATTTATGACAGTGAGCGGGAAGTTACCATTCTGGGGCCGGATGAGAAGTCCAAAGTGGTCACGATCAACCAGGAGCATGAGGACGAGGGCGGCAAGAAGCGCAATTACAAGATCGCGGGAAATCGCGTGCCGTTGGTCGTCACGATGGGGCGCGCTTACGATACTAAGCGCATGGAAACGTTCGGGTTCATGCAGGAATTGCTCAGGCAGGTACCGCAGGTTGTGCCGATCCTTGGCGATATCATGATGCGCAACTCAGACATGGCTGGAGCCGAGGAAGCCGCTGAGCGGTTCCACAAGATGCTGCCGCCGCAGTTGCAGGATAACGACAATCCGCTGCCGCCGCAGGCGCAAGCGGCCGTCGCACAAGCTCAGCAGCAGATGCAAGCGATGCAGCAGAAATTGCAGGAGCTTACTTTCGAGAAACAGGCGAAGATTGCGGAGATTCAGGGCAAGATGCAGCAGATTGCCGCTCAATCGCAGGCTGATATCGCGCTTGAGAATCGCAAGATGGAAGTCCAGATCGCGGTCGCAGAGATTCAGACGAAATCGCAGATCGCGCAGCAGCGTGAGCAGTTTGTCGAGGATTTATGGAAGGAATTCCACGGCAACGCGCATGATGCGGCGAAGCAGGCAAAAGAGCACGCCCACGAGCGCGGAATGGCCGCAATGGAACACGCGCAGGAGCTTGAATCAGCGCAGCAGGCGGCGCAGCTACAGCCGCAGATGCAGCCGCAAGTAGAGCCGGAACCTGAGCCGGCGCAAGTTTAGTACCAAATCGCTAGTCCGGCGTAAAGGACGTGGAGAATTCAATGGCAACCGAGACGCAAGCGGCACCGTCACCCGCAGAAGAACAGGACCCGTTTAATGGGATCGCCCCAACACTCACCGAGTGGAACAAATACCGGCAGAGCGGGGATGTGCCAGAGAGATTCAAGGCCGAGCCAGCGGAACCGGCCCCCGCAGCGGAACCAGCCGAGGGCGAAAAGCCCGAAAACGAACCGGAGACGGCGCCGGACAATGAGCAGGAGCCACCTGAGGGAATCGGAAACAAGGCTCGCAGGCGATTTGAGAAGCTCTTAGCCGAAAAGAAAGATTTAGAGCGCAAGCTGGCCCAGCAGGCTAAACCAGACGAGAAACCGGCCCCGTCCGCCGCGCCGCAAACCCAGCAGATCGCTCCGACACGCCAGAAGCCTACGTTAGCCGACAAGAACGACGATGGCACGCTGAAATACAGCGACTATGCGACGTTCGTCGAGGACCTGGGCACATGGTCGGCAGAGCAGACGCTTCACAAGGCCCGCGTAGCCGAACTGCAGCAGAAGCAATCCGAGCAGATACAGGAAAACATCGAGACAGCACGGCGCCGGTACGGTGACGAATTTGATGAGGTCATCGAACCGACAGCCGGGGCTATCATGGGGAACGCATCCATTCCCGTAGAAGTCAAGCGCATGATGGCGCAGTCGGATGTGCTGCCGGAGCTGGTTTACACGATCGGGACGGACCAGAAAACCATGAAGGAACTGGAACGGCTCGCTAAGGCAAACCCCTCCCAAGCCATCCGCTACATCGCCACTCTCGAAGTCGGTATCCGCGAGGAACTTGCTGCCGAACCCGAGCCTAAAGAAACTCCTGAGCCCAAGAAATCCACCGCTGCCCCGAAACCGCCGGCGCCTGTCAATGGGCCGAGTTCGCGGGCATTTGACGTGAGCGACGACAGCCTTAGCCCGGAAGAGTGGGCGCGTAAGCGAAACGCGCAGCTTGCCCGTCAAGGCCGCCGATAGGCGCTCTGGAGCCTTGAGTCATGGCGAATAGCCTACTTTCACCGACCATCATCACGCGGGAAGCCTTGCGCATCCTGCACGCGAACCTGAACTTCATCGAGAACTGCGACAAGCAATACGACAAGCAGTTCGCGAACAGCGGGGCCTCGCCTTCGGGCAAGATCGGTCCCACGTTGACCATCCGCATGCCGAACCAGTACACGGTTCGCACCGGCTCGGTCATCGCCGTTCAGGACACCACGGAAACCAGCCAGGTTCTCACTGTTTCGACTCAGAAAGGCGTCGATACCAACTTCACCGCCCAGGACTTGACGTTGACCATCGACGAATTCAGCGAACGCTATTTGAAGCCTGCCATGTCAGTCTTGGCCTCAAACATCGAGGCTGATGCGCTGAGCATGGTGCTGAACGTCTACAACGCGATCGACGACAACGCGAATACCCTGACGTACAAGGACATTGCCTTGGCGCGCAGGATGCTCAACCAGAACCTCGCACCAGACGAGGGTGAGCGCGTGGGGATCATGGCATCGCAGCATGTGCCCAGTTATCTCGACGCCATCAAGGGCCTCTTCAACCCGCAGGAAACGCTCTCACGGCCGTACCTCACCGGCAAGATCGGCAAGGTGAACGGCATGAACACCTACGAGAACACGATTCTTGCAGGCTTCCAGACCGGGACGGCTCTGGCAACGACCGGCTACACGGCCACGCTGACCTCTGGGAGCGCGACCGTATCGATCACCGGCGCCTCAACCACGTTCCTGCTCGGCGATATCGTGACCTTCGCCGGCGTGTACGCGGTTCACCCGGAAACCAAAGCGAACTTGAACTACCTCCAGCAGTTCGTCGTGACAGCGAACTCCGGTGCCAGCCCGTCCAGTATCGCTGTATCGCCAACTCCGCAGCTGACCGGCGCGACTCAGAACGTGAGCAGCCTCGGTTCCAGCCCCGCGGTTTCCAAGGTTGGCGGCGGCGCTTCGGCACTGTATTGCCAGTCTGTGCTGTTCCACCCCGAGGCGTTCGCCTTCGTCACCGCCGATCTGATCGACGTGTCGAAATTCGGAGCCTGGGGAGCCCGCGAGGTCATGGACGGCATTTCCATGCGCATCGCCCGCCAGTACGATATCGTCAACGACCAGATCCCGTGCCGCATTGACGTGCTGTACGGCTACAAGTGCATCCGCCCGCAGCTGGCGGTTCGCGTCATCGCCCAATAACCCAACTTCTAGGAAACGGAG